CTACGTTTGTGACTCCCGTTTTGGGAACACCAGCTTCTGGCGTGGCAACTAACTTAACCGGCTTGCCTTTGACTACTGGCGTGACCGGCACACTGCCCATAGCCAATGGTGGTACGAGCCAAACAACTGCGGCGGCGGCAATTACGGCTTTAACTGGCGCACAGACAAGCGCATACTATCTGCGTTCCAACGGCACAAACGCTACGCTTTCAGCACTTGCTGCGGCTGATCTGACAGGCACGGTGGCAATTGCCAGCGGCGGTACAGGTCAGACAACTGCGGCGGCTGCCATCACTGCCTTGACAGGCACTCAGACCACAGCGTATTACCTCCGATCCAACGGTACAAACTCGGTCTTGGCGGCTTTGGCTGCGGCTGATGTTACTGGCACTTTGGCGGTGGCTAACGGCGGTACAGGTGTCACAACTTCTACAGGTACAGGCGCTGTTGTTTTGTCTACCAGCCCCACACTTGTCACGCCTTTGCTTGGTACGCCGACATCGGGTGTGGCTACTAACTTGACAGGCTTACCCTTGACCACTGGCGTTACAGGAACTTTGCCTGTCGCCAACGGCGGCACTGGCCTTACAACCCTGACTGCTGGCTATATCCCATACGGTAACGGCACATCAGCATTTGGCAATGAGTCCAACTTAAGTTATGACGCTACAAACAACCGTTTGAGTGTGGTTGGCACGGGTTACAGCCCCAACATTGCTTTGACAGATGCGGCTACAGTCGCTTGGGACACCACAACAGGCCAAGTGGCTACCTTTACTTTTGTGTCCACAAACAGGACTGTTGGAGCGCCTACAGGTCTTGTGTCTGGTGCTTTCTATGCGCTTGCTGTGATCCAGAACGCTGGTAGCAACACGCTTACTTGGAACAGCGTGTTTAAGTGGGCTAACGGCACTGCACCAACATTGTCCACTGCGGCAGCGGCACAAGATTACTTTGTGTTTCGCAGCAACGGTACAAACTTATATGAACAAGGCCGTTCGCAGGGGGTGGCATGACCTTCCCCGTCTTCTCGGCTGGCACAAGCGCGTACAACCTAACCCGTTCTTTGCGGTTTCGTTCTAGCGCAAGTGCGTATTTAAGTCGGACCCCAGCAAGTGCATCAAACCGCACGACATGGACTTGGAGTGGGTGGGTTAAACGGGGGGCAATCAGCTCGGCAACAATGGGTATTTTTGGTGTTGACGGAACAACATCTTACATGTTCATGACATTTAATAACAGTGGGGCTAACAATGAATTAGACTGCGGCGAACTTGCAACAACCCAACAATGGCGCAGAGTTACCACACAAGTTTTTCGTGATCCATCAGCTTGGTATCACATTGTTTTTGCTTTTGATTCTACGCAAGCAACGGCAGGCAACCGCATTAAAATTTATGTCAATGGAACGCAAGTAACTTCTTTTAGCACGAGTGTTGACCCACCATTAAATTACAGTTCTATTGTTAATACCGCTACTGCTCATTCAATTGGCAGGGTTGCTTTGCCCACCGGATATTATCTTGACGGTTACTTTACTGAAGTTAACTTTATTGACGGCCAGCAATTGACCCCATCATCGTTTGGCTCAACCAACGCAACCACTGGCGTATGGCAACCAGCTAAATACACGGGTACATACGGCACAAACGGGTTCTACTTGCCCTTCACAGACAACTCTGCGCTGACTACCGCATCCAATGCAGGTTTGGGTAAAGACTTTTCAGGCAATGCTAATTACTGGGTAACCAACAACATCAGCATTACTGCGGGAACGACATACGACTCAATGACTGATGTGCCGACACTGACCAGTGCGACTGCGGCTAACTATCCAACGCTTAATCCAATTGGCAGTGTGGGAAATGGCACGTATTCATCTGCAAACTTAGATTTCACATCAACTTCTGCTGTTGGAGCGTGGCAGTCTGGACTTTCTACTATTGGCGTGAGTAGTGGCAAATGGTATTGTGAAATAACAGCAACTGCCATCACAGGAGCAAACCTTGTTTTTGTTGGTGCGGCATCCAATACGTTTACAGGATACGCCAACTATCTTGGAGCAAGTGCAGATGGTTGGGGCGTTCAATATGGTAATAGTTCACCCGCATCAATTTTTAAATATAACAATGGAAGCGGGACTAATATAACCACAGGAACAATTGTTGCTGGCGACATTCTTCAAGTGGCTATTGATGTTGACAACGGCAGAATCTGGTTTGGCAAAAACAACACATGGGTAGAAGGCTCTCCGTCTGCTGGCACTGGCGCATCTTTTACAAACTTGACCGGAACCATTTTCTTTGGCGTTTCATCAGTTACAACTGGCAACAAAGTATCTGCCAACTTTGGTCAGCGTCCACTTACTTACACCGCTCCAACTGGTTTTTCTACGCTGAACACATACAACCTGCCAGCAAGCACAGTTCCAAACGGTGCGGCTTACATGGCGGCTACACTGTACACAGGTACATTGTTGAGCAACACAATTGCAAACACAGTGGGGTCTGCATCGTTCCAACCTGATTTGGTGTGGATTAAGTCACGCTCTGCGGCTACCGATCACAAGTTAACTGACGTTGTGCGGGGTGTGACCAAGGCTTTGATTTCAAACACAACAGCCGCAGAAACAACAGATGTCCAAGGTCTGACTGCATTTGGCTCTACTGGCTTTACAGTGGGCACAAACACCGACTACAACAATTTGTCAGCAACGTATGTTGCTTGGCAATGGAAGGGTGGCGGCACTGGTGTATCTAACACAAATGGGACTATTACATCTACTGTAAGCGCCAATACAACCAGTGGGTGCAGTGTAATCAAATACATTTCCAACGGTACAAACGGCGCTACGGTGGGTCATGGTTTGGGTGTAGCCCCAAGTCTGGTGATTGTAAAATGCACATACACAGGTACAACACAAGCATGGGCGGTATACCACGCATCATTGGGGGCAACGCAATATTTGACATTGCAGTCACTTGATGCCGCAACCACATCATCGGCATATTGGAATAACACTGCGCCAAGTAGCTCTGTGTTCACCATCGGCACAAGCAACGATGTAAACATCAACAGCAGTGTCTATACTTACGCCGCCTATTGCTTTGCCGCAATCAAAGGCTTCTCCGCATTTGGTAGTTACACGGGCAACGGGTCTTCTGATGGGCCGTTTGTGTACACGGGTTTTAGACCAAGATGGTTGTTAATTAAACGTACTGATACAGCAGACCAATGGTTTGCTCACGACACTAGCATGAATCCATCAAACTTGGTTAATTTGCAATTGAAACCAAATCAATCTAGTGCTGAAGCGTCTACCGCATTGGATATAGTTTCAAATGGTTTTAAAATTCGGAATGATTTTACAGGCAATAACGTTTCTGCTGGTACATACATTTACGCAGCCTTTGCAGAAAACCCATTCCAAAACGCTTTAGCAAGGTAACCCCATGTTTGCAATTGTCCAAAATAATGTCATCGTCCAACTTGTACCCGAGGGCACAGCATTCACACTTGATGAGGTTCAATACCCCGCCAACTGGTGCAACTTGTCTACGCCAGAAGAAAAGATTGCAATCGGCATGGTCGATGTGATCTACGGTCAAGCACCGTCAGACATCTATTACTGGGTAACCCAAAATGCGCCAGCCTTGGTTGACGGTCAAGTTGTAGTCACTTACACCAGCACACCCAAGGACTTGGACGCTACCAAGGCCAATTGCAAGTCACAGATTAACGCTACAGCTTACTCAATCCTTTTTCCATCAGATTGGATGGTGGTCAAGGCCACTGAGACAAGCACACCGATTGATCCAGCGTGGAACACATGGCGTCAGTCGATCCGTGTTACAGCGGCTGATTCTGTTACGGCGGTCATGGCGGCGGCTGATATGCCAGCACTTGAAGCTGTGATGAGTAGCATTACTTGGCCACATGATCCTGATTACAAGGAACCCGTATGAAAACTTGGACCGTAGAACAAATGCAGTGCTTTCCCCAGTATGGGGGAAAGGAAAATGTCGTTTATGTGGTGAACTGGTTGCTGACCGGCACACAAGGCGACTATACTGCACATATTTACAGTACAGCTAATCTTGAGTACGCTCCAGGTTCGCCGTACACTGAGTACGCATCCTTGACACCAGACCAAGTAATTGGCTGGGTCAAGAATTCGCTCGGTGAAGAAGAAGTGCGTAAATACGAAGCCAGACTTGATGAAGAACTGGCCAAGAAAGCCGCACCGCAATTGACCACAACTGGCCTGCCTTGGGTTAACCAAACGTATGTGCCAATAAAACTGTACTGATGCAGTCCATCAGGGAATCTTAGGATTCATAGAAATGACTGAAGAAGTCCAACAAGCCCTAGCGGAAGTAGACTCCGCGCCAACCACGGATGTGACGGCCACACCTGAAGTTGCTGAAAGTACGCCGGAAGTAACCGAAGCCAAATCATTCTCGCAAGAGGAACTTGATGCAGCTATCGGCAAACGCCTTGCAAGAGAGCAACGTAAGTGGGAAAGAGAACAAGCACAGCGTCAGTCTGAACAACAGACGTTGAGAGCAGCCCCAACAGCCACCGCTGACCAGTTTGAGTCAACTGAAGCCTATGCAGACGCATTGGCTCTTCAGAAGGCAGAAGAACTGATTGCAAAGCGTGAAGCAGCAAAGCAGCAGTCGCAAGTTCTTGAGAGCTATCACGATCTGGAAGAAGAAGCTAGGGCCAAGTATGACGACTTTGAACAAGTCGCCTACAACCCCAAGCTACCGATTACAAACGTGATGGCAGAAACGATTCAGTCTTCGGATGTCGGTCCTGAGTTAGCGTACTACCTCGGGTCCAATCCAAAAGAAGCAGATCGCATCTCACGCATGACGCCTTTAAGCCAGGCGAAGGAAATTGGGAAAATTGAAGCCAAATTGGTTTCTTCGCCCCCAGTTAAGAAAACTACATCTGCGCCATCACCGATTTCGCCAGTAACTGCACGATCTATTGGATCACCGTCACATGACACTACGGACCCACGGTCTATCAAGACCATGACAACTTCGCAGTGGATTGAAGCGGAACGCAAACGACAGGTAAAAAAGTGGGAAGCGCAAAACCGCTAAATCTTTTTTAGGAATTTATCATGAGTAATTCGATTCTAACCATTGACATGATCACACGGAAGGCGCTCGAAATCCTCGAGAACAACCTTGTGATTACCCGTAACGTAAACCGTCAGTATGACGATTCTTTTGCTGTTGAAGGCGCAAAGATCGGCTCTACACTGCGTATCCGTTTACCCGACCGCGCTTTGGTAACTGACGGTGCCGCCCTGCAAGTTCAGGACGATAACGAACAGTTCACCACTTTGACCGTTGCCAGCCAAAAGCACATTGGTGTCAACTTCACATCTGCTGAATTGACCATGCAGTTGGACGATTTTGCAGAGCGTGTGCTTAAACCTCGTATTAGCCAGTTGGCCGCTAGCATTGATGCTGACGTTGCTAACTGTTTTAAAAGCATTGGTAACTCGGTTGGCACCCCTGGCACAACTCCTTCTACTTCTTTGGTCTTGCTTCAAGCCCAACAGAAACTGAATGAAAACGCTGCTGTAATGTCTCCACGTTACGCTACCGTCAACCCCGCTGCTAACGCTGGTTTAGTTGAAGGTATGAAAGGTCTGTTTAATCCTACCGACACTGTTTCTAAACAGTTTAAGAATGGCATGATGGGCACTGGCGTGTTGGGTTTTGATGAGATCAACATGTCTCAGTCAATCAAGCAGTTTACAACCGGATCACGCACTGCCACTGGCGGTACTACTTCTGCTGCTGTGACTGCTGAAGGCGCAACTACTATTGCCATCACCGGCGCTGGTGCTGCGGGTACTGTCAAGATCGGT